AAGTCAAAAGAAGTGGGCGCAAGTCTATTTCAAAGATTATTCTAAAGATCTAGACAAGAAAAGTTCTTCTGAAAAAATGATGGTAGAATTGAACGCTTATATTGGCGAAATTCTTCAATTCTATATCGAAGATAGATATAGAAACAGTAACTTGGTTACTGCGAACAATATCAATTCGATTATTGATATTGGAGAGAGCAGAGGCTACAAGTTTAAAGGCCCATCTTCTGCTACGGATGTGCAGCAATTCTATCTTGAGGTTCCTGCTATTACTGGTTCATCTGGAAATTATTTTCCAGACATGCGTTATGCAGTAAATTTCAAGAACGTACAACTTCAAAGTACGAATGGAGTTATTTTTGAAGCGCTTGATGATGTAAATTTTTCTTTGGTTAATTTTTCATCATCATTAAATTCCAAAGTTTCAAAGCGAAGCTCTGATGGAACGCCTACTCACTTTGTCTTAAAAACTGAAGTGCCGGTTATGGCTGGTAAGACTATCACCGAAACTTTTGATATTGGTGATTATCAAGCATTAAGAAAAATAAATCTTGCAAATAAAAATGTTCTTCAAATTATTTCTTGTACAGATTCTTATGGAGATTCGTGGGAAGAAGTTGATTACCTTGTTCAAGATGTAATCTTTGAAGGCGTGAAAAACTTCAATGTTGACAGCGAAAATGTCCCATATCTTTTGAAAATTAAGTCTGTTCCAAAGAGATTCATAACGAAGGTTGACCCAACTAATGGAACTACGTCTCTTCAATTTGGAAACGGAAAAGCTGAAGATATTGGAGATGCAATAGTTCCAGATCCTTCGATGTACTCTCTGAATCTCAAAGGAAAACTGAGTTTCATTCCACCAATGGTGGATCCTCAAGATTTCATAAAGACCAGAAACCTTGGTTTGGCACCATACAATTTACGTCTAACGGTGCGGTGTAGAGTTGGTGGCGGAAAGATCACGAATGTATCAGCCAACACTCTAAACAGTATAGTTTCAAAAAACGTTGATTTCGCTTCGTCTGGACTTGATGTTGCTCAGGTGAACAACACTCTAACGTCATTCAGTTCTAGAAACTTGAAGCCGATCGAAGGTGGAGATGACGCGCCAACTATTCCAGAATTAAAATCTCTAATTCTAGCAAGTTCAGCCGCTCAGGGCAGAGTTAATACGAGACCAGATTACATCTCTAGAGTTCTCTCAATGCCTAGTATTTTTGGTCAAATTTTCAGAGTTTCTCCAGTTGTTGCTGATGTAAATTCCGGAGTTCAATTGTATCTTCTTGCGAAGGACTCTCTTGGAAGAGTGTCTACTTGCTCGAATACGATGAAGAACAACATCAAAAATTATCTTTCATTGTTTACCAGAATGAATCAGGGAATAGATTTGTTGGATGGTGTCGTGATCAATATCGGCATAAACTATTCAATTGTTGTAAAGTCTGGTTTCAATAAATCAGAAGTCAAATTTAACACTTCTCTAAAAGTGAAAGAATACTTCCAAATTAATCGATGGCAGCTTCGTCAACCAATCAACCTTAGCGAGATTCGTTGTTTGATCCAAGACACTGAAGGGGTGTACTCTGTTTCGAGTATTTCTGTAGTCAACAAAGCAAATATAAATGATTCGTTGTCATACTCTTCAAAGGTTTATGACATCAAGGGCAACACTAGAAATGATATTATCTTTTGTCCAGCGAATGCTATTTTTGAGGTTAGATATCCTGACATTGACATCAAAGTAGGAGCTATTTGAAATGTTTATTAACAAATTTCCTACAAAAGACTGTACGATAACAGACGTAATTCTTAGAGGCAGAGACAAAACTACTTCAAATTCTGGCGCCTCGGAAATTCTCGAATTATACAGTCTTACATCATCAACTGACTCTGTTGGCAAAAGCAGAATTTTGCTTCAATTTGATCTTTCGGAGATATCGTCATCAATCTCGTCTGGAGAGATACCAATCTCTTCGACTTTTAGACTGAAACTGAAACATGCTCCACACTCTGAGACTGTTCCAAATTCATTCGACCTTGAGATATGCCCGCTTAGCCAGTCATGGATCGAAGGAAGAGGTTTGAGCAATTACGACGAAGGCTTGAAAGATGTCGGAATCGCCAATTGGTCAAATCGTACCCTACTTGACAACTGGAGCATTTCCGGATCTTCGTATTTCTCATCCTCAAATTTGACATCAAGTCAATATTTCGAGAGTGGATTAGAAGATCTTGACTGCGATATTTCCAATATTGTCAGAAATTGGGTTCAAGGAGTTATTCCTAACAATGGATTAGTTATCAAATTTCCTTTGGCGTACGAAAATTTGAATCAAGATTTGTATGTCAAGAAATTTTTCTCTAGAAATGCTCATGCAACAGAGAGAACTCCTAAACTGTTTGTTGGTTGGGACGACTCTCTTCTTGATGATCGTGCAAATATCAAGTATTCTATACCAGGAACACTGACGTATTACAGAAACATAAATGGTTCTCTACAAAATTTCGGAAGTACGCTGTTCGTCAATGTTATGAATTCTTCGTCCCTGATTCAAGTGTTGACTGCGTCTCAGGTACAGACCGGAATATATTCCGTCTCTGGCGTTCTGGTGGCTCCCACAAACAGCTTGTCGACATTTAACGATGTTTGGTATTCGGGTGCTCAACAAGTCTTTACGGGTTCGTTTAAAGCCATTTACGAAACTGGATCTTCAACGCTAGGATTTGATTCTATTACTTTGGATATTCCAAATTTGACAACTTTCACTTATGGTTCAAAAACAATCATTCGAGTTTTTTGCAGACAGAAGGATTACCGGCCAGCCCTTGCGAGCTACGCGTCAGAAAGCCCAGAACCAGTTCTTTTAAGGGATGCGTACTATCAAATTCAAGACGCAGAAACAGAAGACGTAATTGTTGATTTTTCAACAGGAAGTGTTAAATACTCAAAACTTTCTTATGATAAAGATGGAAACTATTTTCTGTTAAAGACGGATAGTTTGCGTCCAGAGTACATTTACAAAATCAAGATCTTTGTAAATTGGTCAAATCAAATACAGATATTTGACAGAAATTTCTTGTTTAAGGTCGTGCAATGAGTAACAACTTTCCTGAATTGGAAGATCGAGTTCTTAAAACTTACAACTCTCAAGCTCTTGAGAGCTTGGATGATATTTCGCTAGATCTTGAAGAACAAGATAAAATCATAACAAAAATTAGCTCATCAAAATCTTCCGAGCTTAATGTTGATTATTCTGATTTCAAAAATCATATTTTCTTCGACTCTGCTTATGCTTCTGTAAATTTTGCAGCCTCAAGAATAATTGAAAGTTTTCCTCTTGACGGAGAGTATAAAGATAGAAATGCATGGTTTGAAACCAACTCAGGATTTGAAAATTGGTTTTATGAAAACTGGCCAAAGCAACAAGGCTATATTCACTTGTCCAGTGGCTCGAACTATCTTCATGCTAACGATTTTCAGAATGAGATCAATTACAACAGTGGCAGTCGTTTAGGAAATTTACTTGTTGAATCGATAATTTCGCCATATCCAAACATTCCGACGAATTCCACGTATCCAATCGTAAATTTCAGAGGAACTGGAAGCTCCGATAACGGATTCTCTTTCTATATCAAGAATGAGTCGTCCGAGAAGTTCTTGAAGTTCAAGTTGATAACTTCTACCGGCGAAACGACCGCGTCCGTCGCATACGACCAGTATATCAGTTCTTCAAATTACGTTGCGGCAAAGGTAGATCAGGCAAGAATTTCACTGTTCGTAAACGGAAGTGTAATATCAGAAACGCCTATTGTGTTTTCTGGAACTTCTATTTTTACAAAAAGCGTAACTGTTGGTTATTCAAAAGATCTTGCTGTAGAAAATTTCTATTCTGGCTCAATCGACGAAGTTCGCATTTGGTGCAGTGATAGGTCTAACGATTTAATCATCAAAAATTTCCAGAGAACAATTTTTGCAAATCACTCTGGAGGGTTAAAGCTGTATTGGAAATTTAATCAATCTCAGGAATACGGAAATAAAATTGTTGATTATTCCGGAAATTCCTTGCATGGAACAATTGCCGGAACGCCAAATCTTTCCACCACTCTTGTAAGCGGAACGCTAGGCTCGTGGTTTAAAGATTCTGGAGATGCAATTTTCAATCTTGAAAACGCTAGGGTTAATTCTTTTTTGTCAGAACAGAGGTTGTCTGCTTCGAATTATGATGATTCAAATTCAAACATGATTTTCAATCTTGTTCCTTCTTATTTTACAGAAGGTGACAACACAGAATATCAACAGTTGTTTCTTTTGCTTACTGCTAGACACTATGACAGATTGAAGCTTTACATTGATCATCTTTCGAATGTCGGAAAGCTCACTACTGAAAAGTTTAACGGCCCTCCAGCAAATTTGTTAGATTTGGCCGCAGAAAATTACGGAATTGACATTGGTGGAGTCTTTTCGGACAGTAATCCTCTTCAATATTTCTATGGAGAGGATGTAAATTCTTCTGGCTCTCTGGACGTAACGATCAAATCGATTCGAGAGACACTGAAGAGAAACGTACTTTCAAATCTTGCATACATCATTAAAACAAAATCTACGCGCCAAGCTCTCAAAGCAGCAATTTCTTCTTTGGGTCTTGACGAGAATGTGATATCTGTTTCGGAATACACGGACTTTTCCGGCGGAATCAGAACGACCTACACTCCACGAACTGTCGAGGCACGAGTTGCCAATTTTCTCACCTCCTCACTTGTTCATGTTAGTTCGTCAGCATATACACCAACCCAAGATGGAACTATTCAGTTTAGAGTTCTGTTCAATACTGGTTCTAGTCACCTATCGCAATCTCTGTATTCTGTTTACGATACCTCTGGTAGCGTGATCTATGGTGCTCGTGTAGAAAGAGCCAATTCGTCTTCGTCTTTTGCAAAATTTAGGTTGTTTTCTAGAGATGGAGTTTCTCCAGGACTTGTAGAAGCAACGTCTTCGATAGAAGCTTTCTCGAATAAGTGGATCAATTTTACTTTGATGAGACAACCAACGCTTGGCAGTATTTCTTACAAAATCACATCGGCTGATAGAGTCGGAATACTGTTTTCTTCAAGTAACTTTTTGTCTTTAAGCGTACCATCTGCTCCAATACAAAGAATTACTCTCGGAACATCTGGTTCTAATTTCTTTTCTGGCGCCATGCAAGAATTTAGAGCATGGAGGCAATTTGTTCCAAGTTCTTCGAATATTGACAGATGGGGTTTGGACTGGCAAAATACAGAAGTTAATGATCTAGAGCAAGACATAAACAAACTCGTTCTTCATTTGAAGCTTAATGATTTTACCTCTTCTGTAACTGGAGGAGGGCAGATTCATGACTACGTTAACGCATTGTCTGGAAATTCTTATTCAGGATTTCCGACAAGTTCTCAATATGCATTTCCGGGAAAATATATTGACAGGTTCGAGTCTTCGATTTCATACGATCTTAGTACTGACAATGATAAAATTCGAATAAAAAATGATTCAGAATTTTATCATAGCGATAAAAACTTTGACATTCCGTTTGTTTCTATCAATTTTTCTCCAATTAACTCTCTAAACAAAGAGATTTTCAAGTGGGTTGGAGATATTTCTAAACTTTCAAATATTCTCGGAGAGACGACTAACAGATACAGAGAGACTAACGCAAAACTCAATTCTCTAAAATCGATCTTTTTCAAAGAAAAAGTAGAATCAAAGATTGATTACGAAAAATTCTCTAATGTTATCAAATGGTTCGACAATAACTTTGCAAATCTTTTGAATCAACTGATTCCTTTGGATGTTGCATCAAGTATTTCGAGCTATGTTATCGAACCTCATATTCTCGAATTAAATTCTGTAAAAAAGAATATAGCCGCATCTGATCTCAATAGAACATTTAACCTTCAAGCTACAATCGCTGTAACTCCTAGTTTGGAATTGTCCTCTGTTACGACAGAATTGTCTTTGGCTGATCCTGGAAGATTTGGCTCTTTCATAAGTGCGTCTGCTGAAATTTCTGAGGATGTCTATTTTACTTACGCCACTTCTAGCGAAGGAGTGAATTACTCAAATCGCATCGGAAGAAAAATTATAGACACATCTCTTCAACAAAATTACGACAAAAACTCTCCTAATGGATACGGAAATGGATTCGTAACGACTATTATCACTGGCTCGAATTATCTAAAAAACACACTCAATGTTGTTCCGAATTTTATGATATCTGGCGTTTACTATGTTGGTGGTGGTGCCAAGGGAACGAACTATCTTTCTTCTTCGCACGGCCAGCCTCGAAGCCCGTACACAGCTTCTTTTGATGGTTATCAGGATGCTCGTTGGTTGTGGATGCAGACTTCTTTTTCTGGTGGTGTATCCGAGATTGTAGATGAAACCCGAGACCAGTGGAACTATGATGCTGGTATTGGCTATGGCGGCTTGTGGGGCCAGCTTAGGTATCGAAGCAACAAGTCTACGTTCGGGCGCCCAATGTATCCTAGCGGGTCCAAGGAGGCTTCGATACCTGGATACATCGGAGAGAATGTGTTTGTCACAAAACAGGAGTTCTCTCAATACATTACTGTTTACAATTCTTCAAATCTTAAAACTGTTATGATTTGGCCTCTTTCGAATGCGTTTGATGGAGTTGAATTGTTTTTTGATGGAACTGACATAAAATTTAAGGATTACTCTCCCGCTGCATCATTTGGACAAAGTTTTGATATCGAAGGATACAATACTTTAAACATTGAAATTCTAGGAAGAACAAACAAAATTGGAGGATTCTCCAACCAGACAAATATTTTCTTCGAGTTGAAATTTCAATTCTTTTCAAAAGATACTCCTGGAACTTTCGGCTTTGAGAATGCGATGTCTTCCTCGATTTCCTCGGGAGCCTTTACTACAGATTTACTTGAAACCAAGTACGTTATGAAGGTCATGGATCTTCCAAAGGATTCTCTTTCGAACTTCAATCTAACAATGGAGAGAAATCTTCCAAAACAGAAATTTATGAGAGTTTTCATTACTCCATACACAAACGAAACAGGAAATGAAGGATCGTTCTTTGTTTCTGCGAAGGGAATATTGTCTGATAAGCAGTCTTCCGGAGATAATATTCCAGCAGTTAGGAGATGATTAGATGCCCGCAAATTACTTGACTGGTTCTCAGACGGAAAGATTCGAGGAGATTAGCCAAAGATGGCTAGTATTCTCTGCGCCAACTACGGATAAATTTACGAATTATGCTCTATATG